AAGGTGCCCGTTTTCATTAAATACAAAGCGTTGGGCCTTTACCAAATACTCATCGGCTGTTGTATAAAAAAGGTTCCTTGAATAAGAGCCAGCCGGTAAATAATTAAGCCTATTCACAACATCCATACCGGGGGCGCTTACATAAGCAACAAAATATTTGCCAGTCAAGGCGTTATTGCTTGAGGCATGCTGGTTACATATTCCATCAGCTTGCAGAATGCCGCCTATTTCCAATGGTGTATATTGTTCTGATGTGACAAAAACAGATTTGTCATAATGGTCATACAGCATCGCTTTGTTAAAATTGTCATCATTATCGTTTGAGCAGGCAGAAAGCCCGATAATTATTGCTAGTAATAAATATTTCATGGTGTAACTCCTTGGCACGTTTAATGTTGTTACCTTGCACAAACAGCGTGAAAGGTCATAATAGAGTAAATTATATGCTTAAAATTGCAAACTTGAGGTACTAAATGACTGACCCACTTGCAGACGGTGAACAAGGCGATAGCTGCCGTCAAAAGATAAATGAAACTATTACCAAGGGTAATAATTTTGAAACATACAACCCAGACTTGGCAGAGACAGATAACAACGAGCGTGCTTTTGTAAAGAACAAGCCAAAATCTGCTTTTATTGATAGTGCCAACTATAACCGCCCAGGGCAAACCACGGAGGGCCTTATAAACAACCAATTGAATATCTATGAGGACTACTTAACATTGGTTTTTCAGCCAAACCGTGACGGGATTCACACTATTTCGGCTGATTTTGTTTGGTCATCTGACAGTAATACACAAGATGTATTGGCTTTGATTGACGTTACCGGTGACCAAGGCTTTGCCAAACAGTTTGATTTTATGCAAGCTGAGGCGCCAGATGCAGGGGGTGCAGGCCCAACATTCAATACAATAATTGGAGGCGCAATTGGCCCAGATGCAAACACAGGGTCAGACCAGTTGTACCCAATTCATTTTGAGCGCGAGTTGAATTTGCTGGCCTCTGAAAACTATACAATTATTTTGGCTTGGGCTGCTAGTGATGCAGGTATTTTGGCAGCAATTCATAACGGCCAATTGAAAATACAGGAGAATATCAGTGGGTAAGCAAATTGAAATTTCTATGCCTGATAAGGAGTTTGATGGGAACTGCTTAAATGATGAAGTAAAGGCTGTTGACCCAACTGCTAAAGCATACGTTTTGGCAAGCCGCCAAAGAATACGCATCCACTGTGCAGATGAGTTTGACGCTTCAAGCTTTCAGTCTGTTATTGATGCGCATGATTGTGCTGGGCATATTCTTGAGCAGGCAATACAGATAAAAATGTTTGAGATTGATGCAAAGGCCGATGAAGTTGTGCATGAGCGCATTGATTATGACGGCTCAAACTTTGCTGCAGACTTTGAAAGCCAGTTCCGTATTAAATCCAAGCTAATGGATGCAATACGTTACAACGAAACCAAGCCGGCTGAGGACCCAGAGTTTTCAATTGTATGGATTGCAAGGCCGGCACCTGTTGTTTTGACTGAGCAAAAGTTTAGCGAGCTCAGTTATTTGATTGAGGCGCGTATTTCAAACGCTGTATTCAATGCAAACACTCACAAGCAAGCCGTTGCAGCATTAACATTAGTCGATGAAATAAGCTCATACGATTTTAGCAGCGGCTGGTAATGAAAATCACTGGCAATCCGCTTTTTAAAAAGCATCCAAAAAACAAAAAACTATCAATTGTCGTTGATGGTTTTTTTGCTGTACGTGGTGGATGGCAGTGCAGCATAAACAGTGATGACGTAACAAACTTTGCTTCAATACCTTGGCCATTCAGATACTTGCTAGACCATGATGATAAGGAAGTTATCCGGGCCGCCACCATGCACGATATGCTGGTTGGTGAGTTTGGGCCAAAGCGCATGGTATTTCATCAAAACACAGGTGCCGTGCGCGAGCTTACATGGAAAGAGGCTGCTGTATGGTTTAGGGAAGCATTGCGCCATGATGGCGTGGACAAGTTGCGCCGGCGTTTATTTTACCGGGCTGTAATGGCTTGGAAACACATTAAAAAATTATTCTAGCTCTTATCCTTAAAAGCCTTTACCAGATTAAAGCAAAGCGATAGCGCCTTATGGGCCTGCTCTTTTGCTTGGTCAGTATCAGCACGCACAACATCAAAATGCTCTGCATGTGTATTCATGCGCCTTGATTGGTCGGCTTGCTCAAGTTCTACCTTGTTGAGCCTTTCCCATATCTTATCGGTTTTATGGCCGGTCTTTTTGGCAATGGCGGCTATGGCAACAATCACAAATGCGGCCAAGGCTGAAAAGTGAGGCTCCTCTATAAATATCCACTTTAGCATCGGTGATGCGGCGATAAATGCTTCCATATCCGTTTTAAACCTTTGCGTATCATGATTAATTCAGGGAGCGTGAGCAGCTCCCCATATTCGGTGATGAATTCCTCAACAGTGTCGAGGTTTTCAGTTAAGCAGCGTCCTCGTCCACTTCCAAGTTGTTTGCTGCTTTGCCGGCTTCCTTTACCGCTTGTTGCGCCAAAAACTCATGGGCCTCAAGCACTGCCTCGTCAGTAATGTCGAACTCATGCTCAACAACAATTTCACTTTCAACAAAGCTTGGGCCGTCTGCTTTTGCAACATAACGGATTTTGCCTTTGCCACGAGTGTAATCGTATTCAACGCCAATTGGTTTATTTTCAATATCCATGGTTTACCCCTTAATGGATGGTTGTGTTATCGCCTATTGCACAACGCAAGCAGGCAGGTGAAATTCCAAGCATGAGAGCCATTTTTTCCAGCTGAGCACAAAGAGCTGCAGCAATAACCCGTTCCTTAACGGTTGCTCCATTTAACTCAATGTCTTTATTGGCGGCATACTCCTTTTGGATTTGCGCCACTTGCTCAGCGTTCATTTTTATTATTCCGGTTTGGCTGCTCATATATTAATCAATTTGCTTTTAGTTAGCTAATCTTAACGGCGTATGCAGCGCCCTGCAACGGTCGCAAACATAGGCATCGGTTCCAGCAAGCTTTTCCATATTGTGCTTAAATTTCAAAGCACTGGCAAGCTTTAGAGTCACATTGTGGTCAATTACCAGGTTACCGGTTAAATGGTTGATGCTGGTAATGGTGCCAAAATGTACTTTGTACCGGCTACGTGTAACGCCGCGTTTTTTTGGCTCTGTATTCTTAAGCATGAAATAAACTTTATCGCCTTGCTGGTATTCAACCTCGTTGTCTATTTCTTCAAAACGTAACTGGCACGCCGTTTCTGCTTTTTTGCCGTTAATTGAGGCGGTTGTAAATACGCGAGGCAGGCCATCGTGTTGGGCCAATGTAAGCCACTCATACTTGGAAAGCTGGTCAACTTCATCTTGCGTGCTGGCAAGTAAACACCAACCCTCACTATCAAAATGAACCAATTGCGTTAGATACATAAAAACCCCGTAAAAACAGGAGTTTATCACAAGATGGGAAAATAGAAAGTTAAAGGCCCGTGCGCTCACAGTGGGCTAACCTGTCTACTGGGGCAATTACGAAGCCCTGAGCTGGCACCTTTCAACATAGCCGTCCACGCTGAAGCCTTGGAGGAGCTTTGAACCGTTGGGGATTCTTGGGCTATGCATCATGGCAGGTGATTTTTTAGGTGTACTCAACCCAAACACCGGTGCGCATTGATTCAACCAAGTACTCCGCACGCTTTTTAACATCGCGGTACCACTTGCTGTCAATCATTTGGTTGGCAGCTTCCTCGTAGTCGCCGTCCTTTAATGCAGCAAACATTTTTTTAAAATTGCTAAGGGTAGGCCATCCCATGTTGAAGCACATATCAATGAGCACTTGCCGGCGCACAAAATCAAGGTCACGCCAAAAGCGGCAATTATCAATAAGCTCTGCCTCAGCATTTCGCAAGTTGATATCAAGTAGTTTGTAGGCAATATCCTCTGGTATCCCATCCTTTTTGATATTGTAGGAAACTTGCAGCTTGTAACCAGTTTTTTCAAGCTTATCAAAGCGCTTATCTTTCATGGCACGAGCCAAAAGCTCTTTGCCAATTTCTGCTGGCAGCTCGTTTTCTTCAATGTTGAAGCCATAGCCGATTGTGTCTTTTTTGGCTGGGCACTTGTAAATAACGTGCATGCTATTTTTTACAACACAACCCTCAGCAGGTTTGGCAAATTCACGGTTTGCATGTAGATCAATAATCATTGGTTTCTAGCCTCCATTTCGCTACGCCAATCGCGCAGTTCTTTTTTGTCGCTGTTGCATGAATCCAGGGCTGCCTCCAAATCGGCCTTGTTCTGGTTCAAATCCCTGTTGGTCTGGCCTTGAATGTAAGGCATTGGCGTTTCCTCCATTGGTGCCTCCGGCGGTAGGGCCGTTATCACTTCCGTCTTTATCACCGGTTGACTGCCTGTACAGGCGGTAAACAGCATCAGGGATGCGAGTATTAAAGTAATCTTTAACCTTGGGTTCTGCATTTTCTAGCTCCTTAAGCTTTTGTTTTAAATCGGTGTTTTCAGCAGCAATGGCGTTCTGCCTTAACCGGTTGGCCTTGGCTGCCTTATCCCGTGCTGCAATGTCGGCCTCGTAACCATCAAGGGCCTTATGGGCCAACTCAATGGATGCAGTGAGGTTTGCTATTCGCTCCTCCTGCTTGCCAATAAGTTGGTTATTTTGCTCAATTGTGGCCGCCTGATTGGCGTTTTCGGCTTTTAGGTGCCAAACATACAGACCAACAAGGGCAACCAGTGCGAGCTTTATATAAAGACTATATTGTTTAAAAAAGCTCATGACTTAAGAGCCTCAATAACCTTAGCCAATCCGTCAATTTTCCAGCTTTCGGTGCATTTAAATAGCCAGTTAAGCACCACAAACATGGCAAAAACAATTGCCACCCATTCACCAGGTATTGCGTACTCAAGCTTATCAGCTGGGAGTTTGTACATTTGTACAACATGCGTAAGCCATAGAAGCAGGCAAAGCAAAAGCATGCGGCTACTGAAACGTCTACGCCAGCACTCGCTTTTTATTTTGTCAGATACGTTGAGCTTTGATTTTAATTCGATTTTTTCTTGCATGGTGGAACCTTTAAATTTTGCCTATAAAGGCAATCAGTTTATCACCACTCTTGTACGGCTTTGTAATCAGGAAATGCCCGTGCTGGTTCATAAGGTGCAACACCTTTTTATCCAGTTCGGAATCACTGTTGGCAACAACCTTGTCAGGGAGTGGGAGTGGCATTACAATTGTTTCTGCTTGCATAATAGTTTACCCCTATTTCGTAAGCTGTGAGGACAGGTTGTTAGGCGCGGCCTGTCCTTACTTTTATTTTCTGCTGATAAAGCAGGTTTCCGTATTTTCCTCACCATAACCTTTAATGACTTCAATCGAGCCACGCTTTAAAGTGCGTGCAATATCGTTTTTATTGGCACGTTTAAACTCTGAAAAGCTCATAACCTTGATTACTTTATCGGGCCGCTCGTTGGCCACAACAGCAAAAGCTTTATTAAAACGGGTGATTTCAAAGGTGCCGGCATCTAACTTGTCGAAAAAGTCATTGCCAATCATGGTGCAAAGTTCTTTTGAATTAATTTGTTGCATAATATTTATTCCTTACAAGGTTGCAAGAGTATTGCTTTTTTAAATTTGTTGCAAGGTTTCATTTTTGAATTGCCTAATATTTGAATCATCGAGGCCGGCAACATACAGGTCGCCAGCATCAATGGAGTTAACTTTAAGATCAATATCAAAGAAAATAACTAAGCCATCATCGCCATTGGCAGCCAATGAAATTCTCACAATCTGGCCTCCAAGATATTTTTTGTGATACATGCCAACATCGTAATCAGCCAGCAGTGCCGGGTAATACTCAGATAAAAACAGTTTGCAGGTGGAAATGTAAATCTCATTGTGCCGCCGCCTTGTATCGCTGCTGCTGTTAGCCATCACATAAAGGCCCATAAAAAATAAAAAAATCACTATCACAAACAAAGCATCATTTAATGTTGGCATTACTTTTCTCCCTTAAAGGTTATAAGGCCATCGCTGTGCATGATGTGCAACGTTTTCATCATGGCATCGAGGGCATATTCAAAGCTCTCTGGTGAGTTTCTACCAGGGCCATCAAACCAAGTATGGCATCCGCTGCAGCCATAGAAGCCGCAAAAGTCAGAAGTTTTGCCCCCGGTGGCACCCATAAACGGCCTTGGTATATGGCAAAGCACAACAGTTTCAGCGTTCCCGTTGCACTGGGTAGGGTGCATCATTGTGCATTCTTTACCGCGTGCGCTGTCGGTAAGCTTTTTGGATTGAACGCGTGGGTAAATCATGCCTCACCTGTTTTTTGTTTTTCTTCCAAAGCCTTTTGCTCTTGCTCATACATTTGCGACCACCGGTCTGGCCAAGGTATGCCAACGCCAAATCTGGTTGCATAGAAATTGTTGCAAGTTTCGTAAAGCTCTTGGGTTTGCTTTGTTGTTAACTTGGTGATGCTTTTAATGCCGTACATAACCACCATGAACTCATCCCAAACACAAAGTTTTAACCTTTCTTTTGTGCATGGCACTGAGGTTCCGGGCCGCATCTTATTAAACACTGCTCGCATATCATGGCCGGCATCATTTAAGGCGTTAGACATTTTGGTATGCCATAAAAAAAGTGACTTTTTTTGCTGCCAAGTAATGCTTTTTTCGACTGACATTTTCTTTTCTTCAAGCACGTAAGTTTGCCCAACCTCAAAATGGTTGTTGCACTCCTCAGCCATTAAATGGTTGTAAGAAACAAAGGTTCCATTGCCCTTGTAAACCATTGCTACCTCGTAGCCAGTGCCCTTAAAACCGCTATCCATTTTTAAACACCCCTGATACTGCTTGGTGAACAATTACATGAACACCATTATTAAAAAAACGCCGCCAAATATATGACCTTGCTATGCTTACAGCAGTAAAAATAGAGGTAACTATAAAAGGGTCATCCTTTATCGATTCATTTGGAATAATTGCGTATTTATAAACAAGCATGGCAATAATAAAACCAGATGCATAGTTGGCAAAAACCTCTAGCATGCTTTCTATTTTTGTTTGCTGCATTTTAAAGTTCCTGATTATGCTGCTCTGCTTTTTTATACTGATATTGTTCCAGGCTAAGCAAAAATCTATACCCCATTGCAATCATCTGAATTGCTTCTGCTTTAACATCATCAGCATTTGATTTATGAGGCTCATAGGTGGTTTGTAATATTGCTTGCTCAAGCTCCCCAACTTCCTCATCAACAATTGCTTTAGCGTGTAGCGGGTCAGTTGGCCACGTTGGAAACTTTTTTGTTGCACGCTGCAGCTCTGCCATAACATCTGCATTTATTTCAAAAATATTCATAATCACCTCAAATGGGGCACAAGGCCCCAACTGTTAGTTAAAGTCTTTCTTTAAGACCTCACGTACACCTTTGTCATTCATTGCGCTAACAACACCATTGGCCTCCATGGTTTCAATCATACGTGCCGCTCGGTTGTAGCCAATACGTAAATGGCGCTGCACAGCCGAAATGGTAGCCTTATGCTCACGCACAACAAAAGCCACTGCCTCGGTGTATAACGGGTCATCCTTATCGCCAAGGTTTTCATCGTTCTCACCCTCAAGCAAATCAGCTTGGTCGGCCTCAGCAGCAGGCATTTCACCGCCGTTAACATAGCAATCGGGGTCAGCAAAAATAATAACAACTGACTGATTAGTTAGGTCTGCCAAGTTGTGTGCACCACGGTTGTCACGGGTCTGCATAACAACTTTTACACCATCTTTGAATACAACCTGCTCAACACTGGCACGACAGCTTTCAAAACCTTGGTTGGCAACTAACGTTACAGCTTGACGAATCATTTTTGCAGCCTTGGCTTGCAGTCGCTCTATAACGTCCTCTTGGGCCTTTTCAGGCAGCTTTTGCCAAACATCTTGTGCTGCTTCCAGCTCCTCAAGCATGGCTTTTGTAAAATCGCCGTGCATGGTGTTAAGCGCAATCGCTTCAATATCAACTTGGTTTTTGTTGTCTTCTGACATAGTTTTTACCCTCTCTAGGTAGTTAGTTAAAAATTAACGGTTGCCGTTTGGCTCTTTGCTTGGATACTTGCCGCCGGTTTCTTTTGTGCGGTGGTAAATTTCCTCACGGTGTACCGGTATGCTTTTTGGCGCATCAATACCAAGCCTTACTTGGTTGCCATTAACGCTCAAAACGGTAACAGTTACGTCATCACCAATTAAAAGCGCCTCTTGTACTCTACGAGTTAAAATAAGCATTCCTTTCTCCTTTTTTAAAATGGAATATCGTCATCAAATTCATCAAAACCAGGTGCCGGTTGCTGTTGTGGAGCAGGGCGCTGGGCTTGCTGTTGGGGTGCTTGCTGCTGTTGGTAGCCAGCTTGTTGTTGTGGTGGTGGTGCTTACTGGTAGCCTTGTCCGCCACCTGCATTATCATTGCGACCATCCAGCATTTGCATTTCACGGGCGTTAATTTCCGTTGAGTAACGGTCTTGCCCAGTTTGCTTGTCTTGCCATTTACGGGTTTGCAATGAACCCTCAACGTAAACCTTGGCACCTTTGCGCAAGTATTGGGCCGCAATTTCAGCCAGCCGGCCCCGGAAAACTATCCGGTGCCATTCGGTGCGCTCTTGCTGCTGGCCAGTTTGCTTGTCTTTCCAAGTTTCACTGGTTGCAATGCTGATATTGGTTATTGAGCCGCCACTTGGGAAAGTACGGGTTTCAGGGTCTTGGCCTAAATTGCCAACAATAATAACTTTGTTTATGCCTCTGGCCATTTTACTCACCTTGCCCGTTATTAATAAATGCAAAAAATGCAGCCTTAATTTTTGCCAAGGCTTCTGCATTATGTTGAGGGTCATTGCTTACAACCAAATATCCAAAGTCGGTAAGGTTTAAGTGAACTTTCACAAACTCGCCAATGGTTGCATCGTTAATTTCCAAAGGTTGTTTTGGCTCATCGCTAGGCTGTGCCAATTCTTCCTTAATGTTATCAAGCGTGGCTTGTGCAGTGGTTTGGCTTTGGGCAGGTTGCTCAGCTTGTTTTGCTGCCTCAGCTTCACGGGCTGCCTTTTCCTCAGCTTCACGCTTTGCACGTTCCTCAGCCTCAGCAATGCGCTTTTTCTCATCATCAACACGGGTGCGCAATACAAGCTCAACGTCTTCGGTCGGCTTCAAAATATGCTGGCCAAAATCATTAAACAAGTGCTGCTCATCTGGGTAGTTATTTAAGGCAGCAAGGTTGGCACGCATAAGCTGTGCAACTTGGTCATGCTCAATTTTAATTTCTGCAACCTTGCTATCAACTGAGTTTTGGTAGCTGTCCAGGGTGCGCTTACCTTTGCCGGCCTCAGCCAAAACACTTTGGTAATTGCTTGGCGGTATTTTATAACCTTGTAACTCAGCCTCAAGGCCAGTTGCATGCTCAACAACTTTAAGCACTGCATCACGTACAATTTCAGCCTTGCGTTCTTCTTTTGCTGTTTTAACCAGCTTGGAAAGAGTAAGGCGCTTTTGGCGTAACTGCTCGCTAATTTCATCAACCGTTTCAAACAGCTTGTTAATGTCTGCAGTTTGTTCAAGTGACTGCTGCTTTACTTGGGCCAATTGCTTTTCTGCTTTCTCGCAGAACTTAGCGTTAGCGTCAGCGTTGGCAAAGTCATCATCAGTAATAAGGTTGGTGTTGATGCTTTCAACGTAAGCCAGTGCTTTTGCTTTAAATGGCTCAATATTGGTATTGCTAACACCACCGGTAATTTCAATCACCAGTGCTGGCAATGTTTCAATGGCATCAGCCTCAACTTTTTCAGCTTGTTCCGGCGCTTTGTATTCGCCAAGGTCAAGTGCAAATTGTTTCCAGCCTGCAATTAAAGCCTCGCGGCGCTCAGGAACACTTTTATAAAGTCGCGTTACCAAGCTTTCTTTTGTGCCATCACTTACAGCAAAAGTAATCTCACCAAGCCCAGCCAAAAGCATTTGCTGCTCAAGCTGCCAATAATAGTGAGGCTCTAGGCTGTCGCCTGCACGCAAGCCGGCAACCAACCCTTGGTTGTAAAGCTTATGCTCAAAGGCAAGGTCATAATCTAGCGTTAGGCCATCAAATGAAGCCAGCAAAGGCAGGCCGTCAATTTCAATGGTACCAACAATTGGGTAAAAGTCATCGCCGGCCATTTCACCCAAAACAGGGCGTATGGCTTCCTCAGCTGCATGGCCTTTATCAAAAAGTTTTTGCTGTCCAGGTGACACCGGTTTAACTTCCTTGGTGGCTTTTTGGTGTAGCAATTCATTGCGCTTAACGTACTTGCTGGCATTCATCATTGCCGGCGCTTCGCTTGCTGTGAAGTGGTTGGCACGTAGCGCGTGCCATTCTTCGGAACCTTGAGCAACATTGTGCTCAGTCATCATTGCATTCATAGTTTACCCCTATGCGTTAAAAATTTAAGTCTAGTTTATGCGTTGCAAGGTTGCAACAGTTTAAAACGGTGTTACGTAACGAATTTTTTCTTTTTGCGCATCTGTCAAAAGCGTTGTGGTTTCAACCGTAGCTATAAGCTGCTCATGCTCTCGCTTGCCATCCTGTATGGCCTTTTCCCATTTAGGGAACTTTTGCTCAAACATTTCATCGCTTAAATATTGTGGGCCTTGGTCTTGAGGTGCCGCAATGCGGTCATTGCTTTGAAAGTCAGCTGCATCATTATCTTCATCAGCAACAGCCAGACCAAGCGCACCGGTTAGGGTGTAGCGGCGCAAATAAGTAAGCGTACTGGCTTGGCTTTGAATTGGGTTCTTTTTACCGCTCAAATCAGGGTAAGCAACCATCATTGTGGTTTCGCTATGGCCATCACGGTGGGAAACAATGCACTCAACTTTAATGGCTACCTTTTCAAAGCTTTGCGCATCACCAAAGGTTTGCTCCCAGCGGTAGGTCAAGCCATTGCGTACAAGAAACGGTTTAATGGTTTCCGTTATATCTTCAAGCTTTGCATACGTGTAGCTGGTTGAGCCGCCACCTTGCTTGTGTTCAAAATTTGCAGCGCCACTTTTAACAATGGTCGGCACATCACTTTGGAAAGCTGAAAGGGCATCAAAAAATGATTTTTTAGCTTCCTTGGCCTCAAACCGCTCTTGCAGCTCAAGCATTTTTTCCAGCTTATCCATGTTGGCATCTGGTGACATTGCAACACGCTCAATAATAGAAAGCATGTTGTTATCACTAGCGGTACCAGCTTGGGCAACTTCACGGCTTGCAGGTTCCTCAACAATTGCCGGCGCAGGTGCATCGGCTGTTTCAGTCACAATCTCGCCATCAATAACATCAGTGGTTTTGTTTTCTTTTGGTTCCATGGGGTGGCTCCTATAGCTCAACGCCGCACAGTGTTTGCGCGACTTCATTTAGTAAAACGGTTTCTTTTTTGGTTAACTGGGTGCGGTTTAAAATGCAGGCAACCACTAAAAATGGGCCGCCATAAATCTGGTCTTCATGCGGTGCAAATTCTTTTACCAAATGCTTAATGCGGCGAAGCTTAACAACCTCAGGCGCAAACTCATCAACATCGTGGCCAAAGCTATGGTAAAAAGCACAAGCCAGTTCAAGGTCAGCAAAATTGCTTGTGCATGTTTCCATGTAAAGGTTGTGAATTGCTAGGTAGGTTTCGGCGCTGTATTCATCAGCAAGCAGGGTTTTAATGAAGTCGCCATCATTGGCAAACAAGGCATCAGCTCTTTCGCTGGCTTCCTCTTGTTGACGTTCCCATTCATAGTGGTCCGTCAAATCTTCCTCTGCATTATCGTAGCGGCTTTGCGCTGCATTAAAGTTATTCATTCGCTATGTCCTTTTCAAATTTACGGGTCTGACTTTAAACCAGCTTATGCAAGGTTGCAACAGTTTTGCACAAAATAAATAAAATAAATTAAGGGTTGCTCTGTGCCATTTTATGGCATACTCTGCGACAAAATTAATAAGGGAATGAAAATGCCTAAACAAGATAAAACCAAACCAAAGAGCCTTACATTGCGTGAAAGCGTACTTGATGGCTTGGAACGCAAGCAAAAGGCTGAGCATAGAGGCAGCCTTAGTGATGCAGCGAATGCGGCGCTTGCAGTAATTCTTGAAAAGCAGGGTTACATGAATAATGAGCAAGCATAAAAAAACCGGTGAAGCCGCGTTAAAACTTGCACCGGTTTTCTGCCACCCCATGGCTAAGGAATTAAAGTATATATGAAAGGCTGGATAAAAGTACACCGTGAAATATTAGAGCACTGGATATCTGATGACCCAGATACATTGCTTGTATGGTTGCGCCTAATGCTTGAAGCCAACTTTGAAGAGAAGCTCAAAAGGTTTAACGGTGCCATGACAACTGTTGAGCGTGGCCAGCTTATATTTGGCCTTAACGCATTTTCTGAGAAAACAGGCATTTCAATTTCAAAGCTTAGACGGATTTTAAAAGAGCTTGAAGCTGATGGAATGATTAGCAGGCAAAAAACAAACAAATACTCAATAATATCAATAACTAACTACGATATTTACCAAGACAACGACAGTCAAAACGCAGTCAAAACGCAGGCAGATAGCAAGCAAAACGCAAGCAAAGAGCAAGCAGGCGTCAAGCAAACGGCAACACCTAAAGAAGTTAAGAATGATAAGAATGGTAAAGAAGATAAGAATAATGGCGACAAGCCGCCAAGGTTTGTTTTTAAAACCGCCATTAAAAAACTTGGGGTGCCTGATGCCATTGTTGACCATTGGATGGTTGTACGTAAAAACAAAAAGGCAGCAAACACCGAACACGCTCTCAACCTAATTACTACCGAAGCAGAAAAAGCAGGCATTACCACGGCCCAAGCAATTGAGTTTGCAGCCAATAAGGGTTGGTCTGGCTTTAAAGCTGATTGGTACCAAAACAACAGCCAAGCCGGCTTTGTGCAAACTGCAGCGGATAAGCAGCAGGGATTTTTAGATGATGACTTCATAGAGGGAGACTTTAGCCGTGAATGATAGTGATAAGCCTATTTTCCAAGAAACCATAAATGCCGTTTCTGAAATGCTGGGTAGGGAGCTTTTAACAGCAACTGCCTTAAAGCTTTATTTTAGCCTGCTGTCTGAATTTACCATTGAGGAGGTGCAGCACGGTTTAAAGCAACACCTTAAAGGCGAGACAGGGCAATACATGCCCAAGCCTGCAGATATTATCAAGCACTTAAACGGCAAAGAAATGAGCTACGAGGCAATTGTTGCCGGCGCACGTAACCCCATTAAACCGGTTGACGTACTGGCTCGCATACATATTGGCAGCTTTGACCTTAACCGTGGCGAGCCTTTTTATTTGCGCGAGCGTGCTGCTGAAATTAAAGCCATATTGCCAAAGTGGAAAGAACGGGCACGGGCCGGCGATTTTAGCGACCAAGAGTTGCGGATAATGGCTAAGTACAAAGTAAACCCTCAAGAGCAATTCATGCTTGGCATGGCACCGGTTGAGGTTCCAGGGCTTAAAGAGCGGTTTATTGCTATTGCCCAGCAGCAGCAAGATAAAGAAAACGAGCAGCAGCTTAGGCTTGAGAATGAGCGTGCCGGCGTTGAAAAGCACGCACCTGAGGAAATAGCAAAAGCTAAAGAAAAATTAAAAGAATTCACCGGAGGTAATAAAGTTTGAACCCTTACGAAATTATCGGCGTTACTGAGGACGCCACCATTGCTGAAATTAAAAAGGCCTATAAGCGCAAGGCCCAAGAATTGCACCCGGACCGCGAAACCGGTTGCGAGGAAAAGTTTCAGGAACTGCAAGATGCTTATGCCATTTTAAAAGATGAAAACAGGCGTGCCATTTATGATGAAACTGGCCAAACCGACCAGCGATACAGCGAGATTGGCGACCATGCTGCAGCAATGTTGATTCAAATGTTTATGCAGCTTTTGCACGGGAAAGATTGCCGGCTTATGGATTACACCGTTGAAATACGTGAGCGCCTGGTTGATAACGTTGATGACGCCAAAAAGGAATGCAAAAAAATTGGTGAGCGCATTGATAAGCTGCAGGCATTGCTTGAGCGGTTAACCTGCAAAGAGGGAGACAACCTGTTTGGCACTGCCATGGAAACCACTATTGCCGAAAGCGAGAAGCAATACAGCGAGGGCCAGTTGCACATAAAAATAACTGAGGCCGCATTGGAGCGACTGGATAAGTACGGCTTTGAGGGTTTGCAAGAATTACCAACCAGCAAGCCAAAGCATAATTTCTTTGACCCATTTGAGGACTTTAAAAACGGGAGAAGCTTTTTGTGATTGTTATAGGCATTGACCCAGATAACAAAAAATCAGGCTTGGCGGTTTACCGTGCCGGCAAGCTGGTTGAGCTCCACAACTTAACGTACAAGGAGTTTTGCACCCAGGTTATTGACCGGCGCTTTGGTGAGGCTGTTTTTGTGGTTGAGGATAGCGAGCAGAATAAGTTCATGTACGCTCGCAACCGTGGAGGCCCAGACCAAGTGGCAACAAAAATTGCTCAAGATGTTGGACGCGTTAAAAGGCTTGGCACTTGCATGGCTGATTTACTTGAGGTGCTGGGCTATAAGGTTCACCGGGTAAAGCCGTGCAAAAAGAATTTCGCTAAAGATAAAGCACGCTTTGAGTATCTTACTGGCTGGGAGGGCCGGTCAAACCCTGAAACCCGTAGCGCTGCATATTTTGGGCTAATTTTTGCAAAATAATCGCTCAAAAGCATTGCAAGGTTGCAACAGTTTAGCTAATCTATCCCTAAGTTGAACGAAAGCAAAAAAGGAAACGGAAATGAGAACACCAGCAGCACAAGCAGCAGCATTGATTCGCAAAGAGCTTAAAAAGCATGGCGTTAAAGCCAGCGTAAAGTCTGAAAATTACAGCATGGGCTCAAGTGTACGCGTAACCATGGAAGATGAGTTACCGGCTATTGTTGCAAAGATTAAAGTTTTTGCTGCCAAGTTTCAGTACGGCCATTTTGATGGCATGAATGATATTTATGAGTACTCAAACGACAACCCTGATTTACCACAAGCCAAACATGTATTTGTGCAGTGCCACTACTCAAAACAGTATGAGCAAGAGGCTTGGGAAATGGTGCGTAGCAGCTTGCATGGCATGGATGCTTTTGATGCTGATTACAGGAATGTAAATAACCACGATGCAACGCAACACGTTTTTAGAGTGCTTAATGGTAGCGATGATTTTGTTGGCTTTTGGGCCACTAAAAAGCCGCGCATTGCGGCTTAAGGATTTAACCTTGGAAAATTCACCAGTTTTATTTAATAAGTTCACCAAAGATACGAGGCCCGTAATTTTTGTCTCGTTTAGTGGCGGTCGAACATCGGCTTACATGTGCTGGTGGCTTATTGAGAACCTAAGCCATAAATTCAGGTTTATTTTCATTTTTGCCAACACCGGTATGGAGCACGAGGAAACCTTAATTTTTGTGGATAAGTGCGACAAAGCATTTGGCTTAAACCTTGTTTGGGTTGAGCCTGTAATAAGCCAGACGCACGGGGTTGGAATACGTCATAAGGTTGTATCCTTTGAAACTGCATGCAGGGATGAGCGTTATTTTGAGCAGTTAGCAATGAAAGAGGGGTTGCCATGCAAAACGCACCCGCATTGCACGGAACGTTTAAAATTAAAGCCGATGGCAAGTTACAAAAAGTCTATTGGCTTTAAAAGTAATTCACCAACATGCGTTGGCATAAGTGAAGATGAATCCGACCGCATGGATTGGAAAGCCCTGGAGAAAGGCTCAATTATTTACCCTCTTATTAAATGGCATCCACGAACCAAGGCTGAGATTGTTACCTGGTGGAGCAAACAGCCATTTGATTTACAAATACCTGAGCATTACGGAAATTGTGTTACGTGCTGGAAAAAGTCATTGCGCAAGCTGGCAACCATAGCCAAGCACGAGCCGCATTACTTTGACGGCTTTAACCGTATTGAGGAAAAGTATTCAAACGTTAAAGCACCAGAGGGGCCGCGTGTTTTCTTTAGGGAAAACAACACAACCAAAGATATTTTGGCACTCG